TTGATTTTGATTTGGGCTTTGGTGTTTGGCTCAGAAATCAAAGAATCCGCTTGGCTGGTATTGACACCCCAGAAATTAGAACCTCTGATAAGGAGATGAAAGCTATGGGGAAAGCAGCATTGGCAGGCTTAATTGACGTTCTTGATGACTATTCTGGTTCACTTATCATTCGCACAGAGCTTGATCCCGACGATAAGTTTGGTCGCATCTTGGGTCACGTTCAAACAGGAGGGGGAATTGATGTGAACAAGTGGATGATTGAACGCAACTATGCTGTCGCCTACGATGGCAAGAGCAAGGTTAACCTTGAACAACTGCACAAGGCAAACGCCACTAAGCTCAGAGAAAGGGGCGAGATACCTTAATTTTATGAAAATTAAAATCGAAGTTGACGAAGATATGATAGATGGCATTATCGTTGCCAGCATCACCAATTCCATTGATTGTATTGAAGCCGACATCAAACGGCTCAAAAGCAAAAAAGGTCTCAAAGCATACGAAAAGGAAGACTTGAAGTACCACGTTTTGAATCTCGACTCCCTTAAAAGAGTTAGATACTATTTCGGTGGGCAAAAGTATTATTACGAATAAAAAATATGGCGACCAAATTCGACGAAAAGCTAATCAAAGAAATCGTTGGCTCCTCAGATAATTATTGGCTTACCGTCAAAGCGTCAAAAGATATCAAGGTTGAGATTGACATTTGCAGAGTTGTAGATTGGAATTGGGACTTGCCCAAGGCTCGCCCAACGCTAAAGCAAGCAATGCAAGATATTGTCGCTCACGCTTACTGGATGGGGCGAGAAGAAGAAAGAAAACTTTATTCCAATACTTTAAAGAGAATGATTGATGGTAAACTTGACACCTGACCAACTATGAATAAAAAAACCGACGCAGAAACTATCGAGTATTACAAGAATGAAGTTAAGCGGCTTCATCATCAGCTTAATTTTAAGTTTCAATCTGATCCAGTGGCTTGCAGAGCTTCTATCAAAGAAGATCAACGGCTTTATCGTAAGGTAGGTAAGAAGTTCGTGCCAGATAATGACCCTTATGCTTATGATGGTCTTCGCAATGGCTGGTGGCTGATCCAAATCAAGGATGGGTCTACTTCTATTCGCCAAGAGATTTATCCCGACAAGGCGAGTATTCACGCTGCTGCCCGTGAAATGGAGGATAAACTTGTGGATATTATTCGCAAGGCTGGTGAGGCTCGCCCGAGCAAGACTCCTCTTTCTATTCAAGAAAAAAAGGATTGGGATGCTTTTATTGCAAAGCACGGCGAGTCCTTCAACACCCTGCACTATCCTTCAATGCAGGAAAATGCTGAGAAGATTGTGAAGGCTCTTATTGGGGAGGCGCAGCCGTGAGCAACCTACTTACTATGTCACCCGCCAAATTTACAACATGAAAACTTACGAGTCATATCAATTTTTCCGTTTTGGCCACAAAGCTCTACAGCCTTGGGGAAAAGCTCTTGACAAGTGGTGCGATAGAGCAGAAGCCTTGGGGTTTAAAAAGGAAGAGTAATCGTAAGCAAAACTATTATGAATCGACAACTAAAATTTAGAACATGGTATAAGCCATGTAATAATTGGATAGACTCCATTATGCTTGGAGAACACGGTAATGTGTTTTCTGTTACGGTCAGTTTGGAAGATAGTGGCCCACCAACGAACAATGTTGCGCTCTTCAAAGGAGAAGATGTGGATGTTGAGTTTTCAACTGGTCTCAAAGACAAGAATGGCAAAGAAATCTACGAGGGAGATATCGTGAAAGTAAAACGATGCTTTACTCGTCCGGTTGTAAAAAATGGACAAATTGATTATAATTTTATTGAAGGCAATGAGGAGATTGGACAAGTAATGCATTTATGGGACGGAAGTCTTACTGTATGCTATGAGCATATTCGCAGCGACGATTTTGATAAAGATATTCTTCATCTCAAACATCGCGTGGAAGTTATTGGCAATACGCACGAAAATCCAGAACTACTATGGCCAGAACTACTATGGACGATGTGAAAGGATACAAATCAGTCATATTGTCGATTATATCTGGGCCAATAATTTGGTTTTTGTACATACTCTCCAATATATTTGGCGCAGTTCATAACTGGTTAACAAAAGAATAAATATGATCCACAAATACACACCTAAATGGGAAGACCAAAAAATTGACCTTGCTGATACAATGTACGAAATTGATCAAGTAAAAATGGTCAAATGGCTAAAGCATTTGCGAAATTTGAATATGTCGCTGATGAATGATTTATCTCGCGACGATGTGCAGCGAGGTATTGACAAGGCCAGATTTGAAACATATGATTGCTTGTTGGGCGATATTCATCGTGGTACAATTTTTATGAAGTAATTTTATGAATAACTATATTGAGTTTAAGCCAAAATATTCTGCCAAGTTTCAAGCCAAACATCTGGACAATCTCCATTTTCAATGGAGTGGCACAGATGAAGACGGCGAGTTTATAATGTATAACAACTCTGCCCAAGTCATTGAAGATAATAATGTAATGTATATTGAATGGAATGGAACCAGATATCCCGCATATCATTTTCTATACTGTGATCATTTGGATGGTAATATTAGCATGGACAGCGTGAGAGTATATAGAGTTGTTGACGGGAAAAACACTAAAATAACTTCTTGACATTTTATAAACTATAGATCATAGTATATTTATGAAAAACGTTATTCCTTCCGTAACTGAAGTCATATGCGATATTTGTGGGGATAAGAAGAATAATTATAACTTTCGCTGTAATGCAAATTTAAAACTTAAGCGTGATGGTCTCGACGGACACAATATACCAGTTGGAGATGCTAGTTCGGAATACGATTTGTGTGATGAATGTGCTATTCATATTGAAGTTATGTTGAAAAATCTTAATGGAAGCTGGAAGGACTGATACTATGAAACCTGACAAACAAAGATTGGCCATCGCAGAATATTGCGGCACAGACCTTTATATAAACGACGAACTTTCAGACCGTGTTTTGGATTATCTAAACGATCTTAACGCTATGAACGAAGCGGAGAAGAGTTTGAGTAGCAAAGTAAAAGTACGCGGCGGTGGATCTGACCAACTTAGATATGCTCTCATATTAGAGAGTGTATTATGTCCAACAGATAGGTACGGTGATAGTGGCCGAGCATCTTATTTTCAACTTATAAACGCTACAGCAGCACAAAAAGCAGAAGCATTTCTGAGAACTATTGGAAAGTGGGAAGAGTAATACTATGGACCCTAACAAACAAAGAACAGCCATCGCAGAATATTGTGGATGGAAAGATGTGCGTGGTCATATGGGCATTCCGCCAGAAGGTGAAATGCTGTTTTCATATCCTGAACACCACGAAGAAGACTGGAGATTAAAACCTTTTCGTGGGCTACCAGATTATCCTAATGATCTGAATGCTATGCACGAAGCGGAGAAATCTCTGAAAGGAAACACTCAATGGTATAAGTACGAGGAAATCCTTGAAGCGATTGTTCGTGCTGAAACTGCTCATTGGCCAATTCACGCCACAGCAGCACAGCGTGCAGAAGCATTTCTAAAAACTATTGGAAAGTGGGAAGAATGATACTATGAATAACTATATTGAGTTTACGCCGAATATTGCGGTCAAAGAATACTCAGAACATTATAAACTGGCTCACGATAAAACATTGGGCAGTTTAGAATATGCCATTGAGCGTACAAAAGTGTTTGAGGCACTATCTGTAATGCTCTATAAATCGGGGTATGACAATATTGATGGTATCAAAAAGATTTACGAGGCAGTAAGAGAAAAATATCCCGTTGGAACTTATTATCCACCGTGTAAGGAGGAACAGCAATGAGCGAAGTAATGGAACAAGGCATTCTGCGGATGCCGCCAAAATATTGGATAAAGGGGCATCCAATTGATGAACTGCAACGGCATAACGCATATGTAGCCGCGGCTGATCATTTGCTGGAGCTAGAGCGTGAGAACGCCGCGCTACGGGCGGACAAGGCGCGGCTCGACTGGTTTATTAACTTAGACGAAGAAGACCGAGTTAAGTTCTGTCGTGGTTGGTATCGCTGGACGCCTGAGCAGGTGAGGGCAGAAATAGACGAGGAACTGAGAAAGGAGGCGCAGCCGTGAATACTTCGATCAATGACGGTGGGCCAGCTTTTCCAAACGCCCAACGGACATGGAATGACGACCACCAATCATGGCCCATTGATCCTGTATGGGTAGTTACTCCCACGGCGGGCATGACGCTCCGTGATTGGTTTGCGGGGCAAGCGTTGGCTGGCCTGATGGCGTCACATTTTAATGAAGAAGCTGAAGGAGTTTTGAGCGCCGTAGCTTACGAGCAGGCTGATGCAATGATTGCCGAGCGAATGAGAAAGGAAACAAACCCTTGAACGAATCTCCTAAATGGCCTACTCTAGAAGACCGAATTAAAAACAAATTAAATTCTACGGAAGACGCTATCCGTCAATTAAAAAACACTGTAGAGATTTCTCCTATCGCACAAGAGATTTTAGATCGCGCAGAAAAAAAACATGAATAACGTTGCAGCCTGTCTTTCAAAAGTTCGCAAGGGCAACCAAGAAGCTGCGCGTGAATTGGTTGAGTACCTTCAGCCAATGGTTACTAAAATTGTGCGGGCTCGCCGCCCTTGGCGAGCAGCAGAAGAAGACTTAATTCAAGAAGTTTACAAAAAAGTTTTCGTAAGGCTGAAGCAGTACAAGAAAGAAGTTCCTTTTCATCACTGGGTCTCTCGCGTTGCCGTCTCTACTTGCATCGATGCTTTGCGCTATCAAAAGCGCAGGCCAGAATACAGGTGGGCAGATATGTCAGAGACTGAAGCAGAAGCTGTTGAAAGTAATCTTCTAGACCAGCAGGCCGAATCTCCGAAAGGTCTTTCAGTAGACTCCGAGATCATTCATAGTTTTATTTCTAAATTAAAGGTTAATGACCAAAAGGTAATTCGTTTGTTTTATTTTGAGCACAAAAACAGCGAAGAGATCGCCGCCTTGACTGGATGGAGTGAACCTACGATAAAAGTAAAAGCTTTTCGGGCTAGAAGCAGATTGAAAAACCTTCTGATAGAGAATAACATTTTAGATAAAGCTGGCCGCATGGTGGAACGGTAGACACTACGGACTTAAAATCCGTTGCTCGTAAGGGCGTGCCGGTTCGAGTCTGGCTGCGGCTACCAATTTATGAATCATTCAATTACAAATCAACCTATCTTTAAACCAGAGACTAACAGAGAAGTCCATATGGAAGATGTGACGCGAATGAAGCTTGCTCTTATGAAAGAGATGGCTTGTTCAAATATCAGTATGGACATTGAAAACGAAAACAAATTTTACAATAGCTTGTCTTTTTTTCTGGAAGAGTCCTTCAATTGGCCCGATTATAAAAGATTCAATTAATTATGGGATGCGATAAATATTACCTCAATGATAATCTCATGATGTTCTCTGAGCTAAATGATGATGTTGGCTGTCTTTGCACTTTTGCAAATGACAGCAGTTATACCTTAGCTCCAGAAACAGTTCGTTCGCTTGCTTATCTCGGCGCAACTGTAGTTTTGTTGCATCAAAAAGAAATTGACCATGGATTCATGCCAAGCTGCTTGCCAGATTGGGTGAAAACTGAAATCGACAGGATTGTATTGAAATGAAATTTACGCCCGATAAAATCTCTTCTCTCAAAAAGAATCAAGTTTTTGTATTTGGTTCCAATGAGGCAGGAGTGCATGGAGCAGGAGCCGCGAAGTTAGCTCACCAAAAATTTGGCGCAGTTTATGGCGTTGGCTTTGGCTTGCAGGGTAAAAGTTATGCGATTCCTACTAAAGATTTACAAATCTGCACGCTTCCTCTTGACAAGATAGAATATTACATTTATAGTTTTCTTACTGAAGCGATGGAATATCCAGATACAGAGTTCTTGGTCACGAAAATTGGCTGCGGACTTGCTGGTTATTCTGAAGAGGAGATCGCGAACTTATTCAAAAACAAATTCATTCCCGAAAACGTAATACTGCCAGAGTCATTTTATAACATTATTAATTCACATGAAAGCCACCCTAGAATTTAATTTACCGGAAGATCGGGCAGAGCATCTTCGTGCCGTTCACGCTGGCGCAGCTTGGTGCGCGCTGTATGAGGTAGATAACCGCCTTCGAAATATATTCAAGTACGGAATTTCTGAAGGTAGTTCCTACGAACAAGAGCTTTGTGAAATTCGGAAAGAGATTAATGAAACTACTTCTCTTATTGGAGAAAGCTAAAAATTCTAGAAAAATATTGGAATTTCTTTTATCATAAAGCAATGAAAAAGCTATTACTCGCATTCATTCTTCTCGCCGGTTCTGTTTTCGGGCAGACTACCCAGTCAGTAAACACAGGTCAGCAGTTCACAATGACAAGCACAGCAGAAGGCACTTTGCCTTTCACTTATGCTTGGTACAAGGATAATGTCGCCATCTCTGGTGCGACGACTGCAACTTATGTTGTGACTTCTGCAACTACCGCAAACTCTGGAGTTTACAAGCTTGTCGTTACCAATTCTCTGGGTTCAGCAGAGAGTAACACCATTACTGTTACTGTTAATCCTCCCCCTGTCGCTCCTTCCAACGTTGTTATTCGCATCTCGGTCCCTTAATTCATGGCCGACTACAACTACAAGTCCTACGTAAAGGAAAACAATCTTTTCATCGATACTTGGGAGCCGCCTAGTGTGGCTTCCATTTACGATGACGTTCTGAAGTTTTCTGATTGCTCAAATGTCACAGTAACAAGCATTAGCGTAAGTGGGGGCAAAGAGGACTGTATCGATGCCGTAAGAGGATCGAATTATCTTTTCGAAAATCTTAATCTCTACCCACTAGAAAACGGGATTACAATCAAAGGAAGCATTGATGGGTGGCATTTAAAAAACATTTTATTTTCAAGAAAGGGGGCCGAATACACAATTGAGATTGGTCAATTCGATAACTATTGGTATCCGGGGCGCCCACCTACTAGAAATGGAATTGTTGAAAATGTCACAGTAATCACTGGCGAAAAGGTTGACATTCGCGTTTGGGATGGTGAAGTTCCAAAAGTACTAGGCAATCAGAACGTCAAGATCACTAAGATTCCAAAGTTTATTTGGTATCCTTACTTCCTGTTTCGCCGTTGGCAAATTAACCGTAACAAATGAACCCAGAATCAATCATCGCAAACCTCAAGGAACTGCACCGTCAGGCCAAACTGACGCCAGACAACCACGAAGCCGTAAAGGAATCGATCTCTGTTATTTCCAGCTTACTGGGGGTATCAGAAACAAATTCCGAGATGACTCCACAGATTGCTGTGACTAATGTTATAACATTGTATAACAGAGTTGCAATGTCTTTGGAAGAATATGAGGTTCTCAGACAGAACATTGCCTTTGTTGCAAGTAAGTTGCCAAAGGAAGTGAAAACTGAAGAAAACGGGGTTTCTGGACAGATTCAAGACAAGAAGAAGAAGTAACGGGTAATTAAACATTAAAACCCTCGCCCCCAAGTTATTCAATTAAAAGGTAATTTGGGGGCTCTTCTTTTATAAAGATAATGGGAGATTCGGGGGCGTTTTAATGTAATTAAATTTAGGGCCAAATTCGTCGAGCGGAAGAAAACGACGAAAAAACCCCACTAAAAACAACACAAAATTTCACATAAAAAACAAGGGGTATTCTAATGAATTACAACACTATACAATGGGCATTCGGAGGGCTGATAGTTTTGGTCGCAATCTATACAGTTTACAATATAATTCAAGACATTACGGAGATGAATAGAATGCAGAAAAAGAGAGAAGAGGAACTAGCTCACGAAGAAGCCGAGAGAATGAGCGAGAAATTACGTAAGTCTAAGAAGTACGCTGGGTTAGATAAACCAAAAGAGTTAGCAAGTAAGCGTAAACCATTCCCCAAGAACGTTAAAGGAACCTTAAAGAGAGAAAGTGTTTTACCCCCAGAAAATAAGAGAGAGTAAAGCCTTGACAAAACACCCCTCCGACCTCAATTTACCCCCCTCTAACCACCCCCTTGATAAAGAACAAAATATGAATCAAATATACTATTATAATATAGAGAAAGAATATAAGGAAGAGAGTGAGGTAGTTAGAATTGGGGTATTTGGTACGTATCTCCACCATTCTATTTTTTATTAATTTAAATTCAGTCTCGATTTTTTATTCACGTTCTATGCTACTCTATAAGATTGCTAACTACTCTGTAACCCTTTTGCTCTTTTTTCTTTTGATTGTTCCTGTGGGTCTGATCGCGGGCGTTACCACTGGCGTGATAACGTTCATTGGCTTCGTAAACCATTGCACATCAAGCGTTTTGAAAGCTGGAAATGATGTTGTTTCCGCAGCATACGTAGCGAAATTAGTCAAGAAAACAATCAAAAATAATACTCGAAATGTATAAACTTTTTCTCCCATTTTCTCTTGCAATATTGAGTGGATGTGGTACAAATACAGGGGTTAATACTAACAAGAATGCGCCCATCTTTGTTCGTCCTGAGCCAAATAATGCGGTCAAGACTGTGAGCGAAAAGGGCGATAAAGTGTTATCCGGGCTAGGGAAAAATACAATTAATGAGCCCAAAGTGTTATCCGGGTCAGGGAAAAATACAAAATATTTCATAGTAAGTGAAAGTGATTTGCGTTTAATAGCAACAAACACGAATCAAGATGCTCTAAATAAGCTCTTAGGGCCAAACACGAATGAGTCTGGGCTAAATATAAAAGAAAAAGAACCAAACGTGAATCAACCTGAGCCAAATAAGCCCACGGTAATCCCGCTTCAACTGATTGAGATCCCCTCCGAGCCGCAAAAAAAAGAGGGCGAGGCTATTAATTTTTATTCAATTTTAATCTTCGTACTTTTATTTGCAGCCGCATACATAACTCTTTTCTACTTCTATAAGAAAAACATTAAAAAGTGAATGAGAGTGCGCCAAATAATGCCCGCATGAAAACTCTATTAAAGTTCCTAGAAGAAAGCGACGGCGTTTTATCTTCAATTAGATTGCAGATGCTACTATGCACGTTTTTCTGTGCGATTCTACCTATAACCGTATGGGGAATCTTGTCCGTTTGGAAGGGCGCGCTGCTGGAGTTCCCCGCAGGATTGTCAACATTTTTGATTGCGATCTTAGGAGCAGCGACCGCTGGCAAAGTAACCCAGTACTGGAAGGAATAAAAATTAATTAAAAATCGCCGCCTCTGGGCCTCGTTTTTTTTCAAAAAAAAGTGCAGAGGGGGCTTGACGGGGGCAGAAAATGTGGTACAGTGCTCGCGTATGAATCAGACCACCACTGCTACGGTTACTAAGCGCGGACGGGGACGCCCTGTTGGGTCCACCTCCTTTGTCAATGTCAGCCTCGCTGACCTCGATCAGTTCGTTGGCACCAAGAGCGCGATCCCTGTGTCGCGCATCTGGCTCCAGAAGATGGGGCTTGCTATCCAGCCGATCTCCCGTTCTATCACCGAGGTCAACGACTCCGACTCCTCCCCCAAGGTGGAGTTCAAGATCACCAAACTCTAATCCTACATTACCATGAATCGTTTTGCTGAATTGATTGGTCAGGAGGATGTCAAGAAGAAGCTCAACTTCTATCTCGACGCTCATGAGAAGACCAAGCGTTTTCCTTTCCTGTTGCTGACAGGTGCCAAGGGCATGGGCAAGACCGAGTTCGCCAAGGAGACTGCTCGCGCCATCAAGGCCGAGGACGGCGCTCCCAAGGCTTTCCTCGAAATCAATTGCGGCACCATCAAGAATGCTCAAGTGTTCTTTGAACAGGTGTTCGCCCCTGTCATCCAAGGCAACGAGATCACGGTGCTGCTCGACGAGTGCCATGCCTTGCCCAAGGACTTGATGACTGTACTCCTCACTGCTTTCAATACTGAGAGGACGGACGTTAAACAGGTAAGCTGGCGCGACGGGCTGTACGAGTTCAACTTCAAGAAGCAGACGTTCATGCTTGCGACTACTGAAGCTGACAAGCTCTTTGGCCCGCTCAAGGACCGCCTGACTCACATCGATTTCCAGACCTATTCTCACGGTGACGTTGGCAAGATTATCCAAAAGATTCTTCCTGACGTTTCCTTCAAGGGCGAGGCTCTGGAGCGAGTCGCAACTACTGTTCGTGGCAATGCCCGCTCGTCTGTCCAGCGTGCAAAGCAGATCGAGATGTACTGCGATACCAAAGCAAGCAAGAATTTTGGTTGTAAGGAGTGGGATGACCTGTGCAGCAAGATCGGCATTAACCCCGCTGGACTTAACAATACCGAAATTCAGATTCTCCGTGCGCTCAAGGATCGTGGCGACTGCTCGCTCAATATGCTCAGTGCTATCACTGGCATGAGCCGTTCCTCGCTCCAACGTGATTCCGAAATCTTCCTACTCCAAAAGGGTTTCATGAAGATTGAAGGGTCGCGCAAGCTCACGGCGGCAGGCTCGAAAGTGCTTGAAGTTGTTAGGAGTTGATATTGTTATTCATACCGAGACTGGGCAACCTGCGGTAGTGGTGGCCCACCATTTAATATGAAAAACAAAATTGCTATATGGATTGAAGGCGGCGCCATTCAAGGTGCGCGCTCTAACGTTGACATCGAATTGGAGATCATTGATCTTGACTTGGACAATGCAGACAAGGATAGTGCAGAGGTCAAGTGGACTGAGTACCAAACTGAACTGCCGTTTGAAGTCGCGTGAAAACATTCAATATCAAGTTCGTTGATAACATCGTAGCGTCCTCTGAGGAAGAGGCGTACAACCTCTTACTGAAGTATCTTTCTGATTGCGCCCACTATGGCGATGCCACTGCGTTTGAGTTCGCAGAGGAGAGCGCCGCAGAATAAAACAACTTTCCCAGTCAGGTTAGAACGGCACTCTGCCGAGCCCACCAAACAAAACAAAATAGTTAGTAATCAAACAATGGTGTATGGCCCATTACGCATAACAAGGCTAGGGCAAGCCTTAACCTGACTGGGTTTCTTTCTAATAAGAGTGAGTCTGAGTTAAATAAATAACGAAAGAGAAGTCAAATAATAACAAATAAGGGATAAATAAGGATAGTCCCCTAGATGGGGCTAGGGTAAACCCCCCAGCCCTCCGGGCCTGGCCCGGTTGTAAAAAAAGTGTAAAAAAAGCCCCACCTTTCGATGGGGCTTGCTTTCAGTCTGCCAATCGGCACTTGAGGTCAAACTGCTCGTCATCTGCCTTGGCAACGGAGGCCAACGCCTTTCGGGCCGAGTGCCACAGGGGATCTTCGATCCCCCGTCCGTCCTTCTTGTTGTCGAAGTAGGCTTTCGCCATCTTGGCAACGATGATCAAGTCATCGTAAGCTTGCTTTTGTATTGGGCTCATAGGTCAGAAGCTGGGGCGCTCGCACAGGATGTCAATCTCAAGGAAGTCTTTTCCTTCCTTCAGACCGCATCCGGTCAGGGTGCGGATCGCCTTGATCAAGGCAATCTTGTTCGGGCTGCGCCAGCGCTGTATCTCACCGCCCTCGGTGGCGAGGACGATCAACGCCTTGCGAACCTCGACGTTCTCGATGTTCGGCACGCTCGGGGCGGGGTGCAGCCCTTGGATTTCGACCTGATCGACGCGAATGTTGTAGCGTTCGGCAACGATGTCGTGGATTTCGGATTGGGACAATACCAGTTTCATAGTAATTATTATTCGGTTTCAGCGGGGAAAAACATTTCGTCCCATACGTGGGGCGGGGTGCCAGTCATCACGAACTCGCGCTGATCGGCATCGAGGTAGGAGAACGCACTCTGGATCACTTCTCCACCGATCCAGCGGGTGAAGCTGGCTTGGAACTGTTCGACGGTCACGTTGGGGAATTCCATCGTGTATTCTTTTCCATTGAACACGCACTTGTTGGTTATGGTCATATGTCAGGAGTAGATACCAAAATGGGTGCGCTTGAAAGCTTTTTTTGATGGGGGGAATTTCTTTTACATTTTTTTTACAATTGGCGCCGGGCCAGGCCCGGTTGTAAAAAATTTGTAAAAAAGCTACCGCCCCCCGAAGGGGGCGGCGCTTGGCACGCTTTAAGCCTTAAAAGTAAATGCTGCTTTCCCCCTCATAGTCTGCGTATTTGTAAACAGTAGGAAGGGAGCAGGCAAACTTTGCCGCAATTTCGTACAGGTGCAGGCCGCACCTAGCGCGAGAGGTTCGGCGCGGGAGCTTCTGGGCATAAAAGGAAATAGCCCAACGCTCGTCTTCATTCAGCCAGCCGTTCCGCCGGTAAGTAGTAACGGGGCGCATCTTTTCGAACATCTCCTGCGCCTCTTCTGGCGTCTTGTTTGCGTATTGAGAAACAATAGCAAACGAGTTCTTCATTCTCTGAAGCTCGATCTGGTAACGATCCAACATCCAATCGATTTCGCTTCTGGTATTCATTTCAATTTTTTCCGCAACAGTATTAGTATTAACAGGGCAAACAAAAGTATTTGATACAGCAAAGGAAAAAAGGGGGGCGGTTTCCCGCCCCCCGATAGCTTACGCCGTCACCTCCACCTCGGGCTTGATGTCAACCGTCAGGTTCAGACCGGCGAACGGATCGAAGATGCTGTGCAGGGCTTGGCTGCGCTTGGGCAGGGCGATGAGGTTGCCCTTGTAAACCTCGGTGAAGCTATTGTGCAGGCTCCACAGGTTGCGCGGCGCAAACTCTTCGTGCGCGGGCTTCTCCCATTGGTCGAGCACATCCGCGATCATCGTCTTGCCAATCGCCCCCGCCCGATAGCTGCGGAGAATGAGGTTGCCCGCTTCGTCATCCGTTAGGGGCGTCTCGGCGTACTTGGTCACGCGAGTCTCGTGCTTCGTCCACATATCGCCCAACGCGCCAATCGCACGCGAAATGATTTGCGGCAAGTCGCGCAGGAGGTTCGTCGTATGGCGGCGACCGAAAACAATCTCGTTGTGGAAAACGAGGTTGCTGCAAACGAACGGAGCGTTACCCGCGCAGATGCCAGCGGGGAAACTCTTATCGTGCGAATTGCGGAGGCCGACAACGGTGCCAGACGAGCCAGCTTTGCCCATATCGATTTCGAACAAGCCGAAGTAACGCTGGCCGAAGCGGGCGGTGGTGTGGACCTCCTGCTTGATCGTGAGGCTCGCGGCCTTCATTTGATCGCGGAAGATGCTAACGAGGTCAGCGTGAGGGATCGGCTGGTACGAATCCGTCTTGCTGGGCGTAGCAACTTTGAGGAGGTCAGCGCCGCTGATCTCGGAATTGTCGGAACCGCAGATGCGGAGGTTGATGGCGTTGTTATTCATTCGATTTGATGTTGGTTTGTTTTGTTCAGTAAGCAAGCAAAAAGTTTAGAGAGTTTCGCCCTTGTGGGTGAAGTTGGAAATCTGCGCGAGGTTAAAGCTTTTGTAAGCGTGGCCCGTGGCGTTGTCTTCGTTGTTCGTCTTGACGGTGACGAACTCCTTGCCAGCCGCCGAGACGACAATTGACTTGCTGGTGTGCTGGCCCCAAGCGCGCTCCCCGAAAGGAGTGTAACCGATCACGCCGTTGCGGCGCGTGGTGGTGCCGTCCTTCTTGGTGTAATCAAACGAAACAATGGCGGCGCCATTGGCAACGATCTTCTCGATAGCGGAACGTAGGTTGTTATTCACAGGGGAGAGAATGACTCCCGAAACCGCACTTGCAAACCTTTTTTTAGGTTTTTTTTGCGCTCAATTTTCGGCTTTTAGGGGCTGGCGGGATAATGTCAACGGGAAATTGATTTTGGGGTGTTTTTTACGAATTTTTTACAATTGGCGCCGGGCCTGGCCCGGTTGTAAAAAAAATGTAAAACTCGCCCATTAACCAGAAAAAGCTTGACAAGAACTTTTTTGCGCCCGATCTCATTTTTTTCTTTATTTATTCGGGGAAACGGTCACTCTTTCCCCTGATGAAACTTCAATTGCTTTCGTTCAATGCTGACGCGAAGACCCGCAAGGGCAACGGCGCGGACTACTTGACCGCGATTTTGTATCTCGCCCCCGCCAAGATTGCGGGGCGCGGGGAAGTGTGCTCCCACCGTTCCGTTGCCTGCACCGCTGGGTGCCTTTTCACGGCGGGGCGCGGGCAAATGAACAGCGTGCAATCCGCGCGCGTGCGGAAAACGCAACTTTTCTTTGACAATTGCGCCGAGTTTCTGCGCTTGCTGCGCGAGGATGTCGTCGCCTTCCAAGCCTATTGCGCGAAGCGTGGCGCGAAGGCTTGCGTGAGGCTCAACGGGACTTCCGACATCCCGTGGGAACGGTTCAAGTTCTTTTCGGATTTCCCTTCCGTGCAATGGTACGACTACACGAAAAACCCCGTGCGGATGCTGGCGTACTGCAACGGTCTTCTCCCTGCCAATTATCACTTGACTTTTTCGCGTTCCGAATCAAACGAGGCGCAAGCGTTGCAAGTCTTGCGCGACGGCGGGAATGTTGCTGTTGTTTTCTCTTCTGATTCCTTCCCTGCATTCTGGAACGGGTTTGAGGTGGTGAACGGGGACAAAACGGATTTGCGCTTTCTCGATCCACGCAATTGCGTCATCGGTCTGAAGGCAAAAGGCAAGGCAAAGCAAGACGCAAGCGGCTTTGTTGTTTATGCGTAAAAGCAACATCTTTTTTTCCATCCTGTTGTTTTTCTTGCTTGTGTTTGTAGTATTAAACAAGAAAAGCAAAGGGGTTAAATACAAATAGAAAGGGGGCAAGCCCAGATTGCCCCCAATCTGATTTTTACAAATTTTTTACAACCCGGCCTGGCCCGGAAGCCTAGGGTAAACACCCCAGACTTCGTGGCTTACTATTTAGTTACTGTCAACTGTTTCTTCTTCTTCATCGAATTCGATTCCCCAGCGTTCGGAAACATATTGTTTGAAGCTGTCCACGTTCTCTTCTGCATCATACAAAGTCCAATCGGACTCTCCGTTTTTTACTGTCATTTCCCCAGCGAAACCGCAGCCCATTTCATAGTATCCTAGGAAAAAGGTCAGGGTGGGGAACTTAAGCGAAAGAGTGTAGATTGCCCTTTCGGGCGGGCTCCACGCAGTTTGAAACTCAAAACTAATTGATTCTGCCGAAGAATAGGCGGGCTTTCCTTGGTTCTCATCGATGTCCCACTTGCAACCCCAGTTTCGCACGCGCCAGTCGTACCAATTATCAGAACCGAATTTCTCGATCAGTTCCTTGCCTGCGCCTGAGTCCTTTCTCTCTTGGCTGAAAGGCACACTCTCTTTCAGTTCCTCGGGAGTGGGATCGATTCTTTCAAAAGAAAACGGCTTGTCATCGAGCCATTTGTCGAACGCTGAAATGTCTTCAGCAGTTCCGTTTGCGGATAGGGTATTTTCGCACCAGTTTGGCATAAGTCCTTATTTGTAAAAGATATGATTTTTGATTGTGGTGATCTTCTGGAGCTTCTTGGCCCAGTAAGGGGAAACCTTGGTCGTGTGGTAGTGAGTCGCGCCTTTCGTGTGGTTCGTGGGCTTGCTGCTGGCAATCTTGTGAGCAAGACTCCATTGCGGATCTTTCCGCGCCTTGTCAATGCCTTTGTGGATCGGCATTCCATTCCAACAAGAGAATTGTTTCGGGGCTAAACAAACAGCAATTTCTGTTTTGTTCTTGGCGCGATTGGCAATTACCTCGCGCACAGCTTCCATCCCAACGCGCCCCTCGCCTGCTGCCTCAAGGATAAGGGTGGCGGCGATAATGTCGGCGCGACTATGAGACACAAAATCCTGCGCGGGCAGCGCCAGCGGCAACAAAGCTGCCCCAAAAAAGATCAGTTTCCGAAGGAGGAGGGAGTGAATTTTGTTTTGCATACTCAAGGACTTTGTCAGTATTCCAATCAAAAGCAAGGATTAATTTGGCGATTTGAAACTCGTCCAGTTTTTCCACTTTGTCAGTATTGTTTGTCATCGGGGCCGATAATGGAGTAAATGGCGAAAGCGTCAGGACCGTGTTCGCGCCGAATGCGGGCAAGATGCTTGAACTGCGCCCCCACCGCACCCCGAAGGGTACGGTGGTTGGAAAGCAGCACGCGATTTTCTTTGTCGATAAGGGCGAATAGGGAGAACATACCGGACTTAGGCTTGCAGGAAACCGTTGCTGCGGAGGAAGGATTCATATTCAGCGAGGAGGTCTTTGAGGTTACGGGTACGGGAGGAGATCAGATGGCGCACGATCTTGGAAGCCTTTTCCTTACGGCTCAAGGTCATTCCGAGGGTTTCGAGCTTGAGGCTGGCGCGCAGGGCGAGCAGGCGATAAGCAAAGATTTGGTCAGGGGTGGAGGCAACGAGTGATTGATTCATAAGAAAGAGAATACAGGAGAAGCGCCGAATCACAAGAAAAATCTTGGGGGCGAGCTGAATTTTAATTGATTATTTATGCTTGACACGCGCAGATCAGCAAATCAGCAAACAGCAAATACACAAATAGTAAATAGGGTTGATTCCCTATTTTGGGCATAGGGTAAACACCCTAGGGGGCCGGGCCTGGCCCGGTTGTAAAAAAAATGTAAAAATGAAAAAGGGGGCTTGACAGCCCCCCGTTTCAATAGTCCTCGCTGAAGCAACCGTAGTCCTCGTCCGTGCCCCAGCCCGCCGAGGCGAGCGCGTCGGCGTCAGCTTCCGCATCCGTGCGGAAGCCGTCAAACGGCTCATCGTCGGGCACGTTGGTCTCGGCGGCGTCGATGCGCGACTGGAGGTTTTCGATCACCGAGGTCAACAGGTGGAAATTGTCCAGATTGAGAGCGTCCTTGTTGACGCCGCGCAGGGCGGACAAGGCGAAAGCGGCTTCGTGCAGGGTGAGGTTGAGGGTGACTTGGCTCATCGTGAAAAGGATTGAGGGTGGAAAGAAAGGGGGCTTACAGCGCCCCCGTGTCAACGGCGTCAGCGAGGCGCTCCCATTCAGCCTCGACTTCATCGAGGAAGGCGAACCAAGCGTCGGCTTCGGCACGCTCGGCGGGCGAGAGGGTGGCGATCTCGTTGGCGGATTGGGGGAACAGGTCGAGGATCATCTTTTGATTGGGTTACAGAGGAGAGAATGACGGGTTTTCCCGTGCGGTCAACTTTTTTCTGATTAAAAATGCGTCAATGGGTAAAAGTACGTAGAAGGTGTTTTTTACGTTTTTTTTACAATTGCGCCGGGCCTGGCCCGGTTGTAAAAAATTTGTAAAAATGTTCTACGTGGAACAATCTTCTTGACAACCTCCCCCTGTCAGGCTTTCCGACAGGGGGCGTCGGACCTCTTTACTTTTGCCGATACTCGGTTACGAAACTGTCGGCGTACTGATAAGCGCGCTCCAATTCCTTTCGCATTCTGTCCTTAAACTGCATTTCAAATTCAGCCGAGACACCCAAGGGAAGGTTGAAATGGGCGTGCTTGACTACGCTTTGCAAGTACCCAGCAAGGTACGAATTCCGCAGGTTCTGGTTTTCGATTTCTTCTTTGTTCATAGGGAAACTTACTTGCCGTCCACTTCTTTGGTTTCAACCACCGTGGTGGTGGTTTCCTCATACCACTTGGCAACGATATGGTCAGCAGGAATAGTTTCGGCCCAACCGTGACCAAGGATGATTTGATGATCCGTGGGGCGGTAATGATTCCTACGGTGGCGAATCGTTTCCAACACTCGCCCTTTTTTGTAAGTGACGGGGGGCAAGTCGGGGGTTCGATAGTAAGTGAAGTCCTTGTTCAGAATGAACTTGGTGACGCACATAACCTTGGTGGTGGTCTTGCTCATAGGGAAAACAATGAGGGTTAAAGGGAAGGTTGCAAGGTTTTTTTACGCCTTCTTGAAGAAGGCCCAAACGGTCACCCCGTCGTGCGGGTCCAGAATCTCCCAGCATTGGGACTTTTCATCCCAGTATTCTTGAAGCTCTTGAAAGTCACTCATTTGCAACTCTCGGCCTTCCTTCTTGCACCACAGGAAGGGCCAATACTGGTTCAGCCGCTCTTCGACGATTTCAAGGGTCATCGGGCGGCGGAAGTCATTATCTCCGATAGAGAGCTTGTAGAGTTGGGGGGAGGTGGTGTTATTCATTACTCCCTTAGAATAGGGGAACGTTGGCGCAACACAAGTTTTTTTTTGATTATTTTGCGTACAATCTTCGTGCCAACCGCATAGGAAATCTGTGTCAATACGTGAAACTACGTAGCTATGCTCTTTTACATTTTTTTTACAATTTACATCCGGGCCAGGCCCGGTTGTAAAAAATTTGTAAAAATGATGTTCTACGTGGAACTACGTATTGACAAGGCCCCCTGTAAAGTCTCCCTACAGAGGGTGTCGGAATCTCTTACATCGGGTCAACCGTGGCGAAGAGTACGCAACCCTCCGTGTAAAATTCCCAGCAATTGGGCTCGGGGTGGCATTCCTCGGGAGAGAGTCCCTCGGGGTAGTCCTCGCGGAAGCCGTGCATCTTGTCGTTGCGGTAGCGTTGCGGGTATTCGCTTTCGATCACGTCGTCTGCCTCGGCCAACGTGAGGTTGCGAAACGTGCGGTCATCCTGCGGGAACCAGACGCGAAACAGTTGCTCGCCTTGGGCATTGCATTTCATAGGGAAAGAGGGTTGATGTCGGATTTCTTTACAATTACTTGCCAAACGGCTTGATGGCGGCTTCCTCCACGCGAGCCACTCGCTCGGCCAGCGACTTCCTGAAAGCGTCTTGCTGCTCGATGGTGACCGTGAAGGGGAGGCTGTGGTGAGCCGTGTCCAGAAGGTACTTGAACATCGTCGCTTGAAAGCGAGCGTTGGCGTTGCGATTCACTTCGGCAATGAATTCGGATTGGGATTGCATATTTGAGAGTGTGAGGGTTTCGGGGAGAGTTGCAAGAAAAATCAGCGACGATCCATCAGATCGCCCCACACCAGACGCGCGAGGTACAGGGCTTCGAACTCAGCGAGTTCGCGGTACGTCAGCTTAACACCGTTTTCCCACTCGGCCCACAGCACGCCCGAATCGTCGCCGCAGTCACCAGAGATTTCCACTTCGAAGTCAGCCACCGTCTTATTGTTAAGGGTTAGTTTCATACCCCAGAGAATGACCGTTCCCGCGCGCAATGCAACATCTTTTTTCGTGTTTTTCGACGATTGGAAACACCCTCCCCCATTTCCAAAAAACGGCGGCGGCCCGGTCCGGGTTCGCGGGGGGGGGAGGGTTTTAGACCGCTCTACTACCAATTTCACCACCCTATACATACTACTTCCCTATCTCTCTACCTTATCCTATAGGTATTTATCTATATTAATAAACACCCCCACCCCCCCTATTTAAAAAAACAGTATTTAAATTAATAAAAAGCGCACCTCTAGTCTCCTGGAACCGGGCGCCCCTCTTTAGAAAGGGGTAAATTCCAAATTTGAATGGTATTTCGCCTCAGCAAATAAATTAATCCAATCTGGATTAGTAGATCGGGGCAAAAGCTCTGCCAATGTTGGCCTATCTAAAGAAATCGCAATATCAAGAGGGCCACTTTGGCACGCAATTACCTTTTCAGCTTTCGAAATTACCGAAAACCAATCAAAAATATCTTTTGGTTGATAGAATGAGCAATATTCTTTTAGGGGGAACTGCTGGTAATGCTCTTCATATCCAACATAAATGCTTTTCTTATATTTTTTAATTTGTTGGAGGTAAGGCTCCTTTAATTGGGGGACAAAAGGAGTCTTGGGCTTTCTATTTATGATTAAAGTATCGTCCCAGACTTCTTTCTCATCGAATCTTAACCAAGCACCGGGAAAGGGGTCTTCTGAGTTTAAGTATGTTTTGCACAACAAGTCACGCCAGTTAGTTTTAAACAGAAATTTGCTAGCTCTGAATTCCGCGATATTAAGGTCAATAGTTTGCTCATCATAGAGTTCAAATGAATTGCAAAACTCTTGCTGCTCTATAACGGGCTTGAACTCGTTGAATGTATTAACTAGGCCATTTTCAAAACTGTCACCAATATTACTGAGAATAATATTAGATTTAGTCCCATCTCTTTTGTACAAATGGTGTGAAACATAAAGACTTCGAACAAAGTCCCCCATTTTGGGACCATATAATATGTTTTTAATCATTACCAGTGATGGATAATATTAATTATTAGGGCAATGTCCGCAATAACGGCCAAAACCATGAGAATGAATTGGAACTTTTCTGATTTAGAGTCAAATTTCATCTCGGGCCTCCTTTTTCTTTCTTTTGAGCACCGCTTTCTGCTTGCGCTCTATCTCATCAACTTCCTCCCCCAAAATTTTCATCAAATCCCGCACAAGAATAGCTTTTCCGCTATGGTCTGTATAATGTTCTTTTGGAATCTTTTTTAATAGTTCAAGGTCATTCATTGCCGTGAGTTATTTTTTCTAGAAAAAACTGGATATTTTCTTGATTAAAGCCAAGATCAGGATGGCCCCGATACTCGGCGCACTGTAGGTAAGAAACTTTTCCTTTGGTTGAGACTTTGCGAAGAAACTCAATTTTGTTTCTATTTTCTCTCCTTGGCAAATTGTCTAGAAGGGTGACCTGATCTCTTGGAGGGAGACTGATCATCTTATTTTGGATTTTTTCTCTAGGATAAATCTCTTGCCCCGAAAACCCAAACCCAAATTGTTGATTCATTTTAGCTGCGTAATCAGCGCACGCAATTGTGAGCATATTAACGTTGCCAACAGCGCGAAACTGAGCTAGTAAATCCAATGCGCCCGGTCTTAGTGAGGTCCACAGCTTTATTCCAGACACTTCAACCTCAATAGCATCTGGCGTTGGGTCTTCCCAATCTTCGAAAGTATGAATCAACGTTTCATCCAAATCAACAAAAATATAAGGCTTCATTAATAAATTGAGTAGCCAATTTTTTGGCAGAGAGAAGCCAGCTTTGAAAAGCCCAAAGAAAGGTAGCTCCAAAAGGACGCCCACTTTCTCTTGAAAAAATTAAACCAGCGAGCATTCAAGAAGTACTTGTAAATTGGGCGTTGCATTTTAGCGCTATATTCTTTATTGCGCTTTTCTTCAGCGATCACTCTTTCCGTAACATCTCTAGCCTCAAACTTTACAAGGTCAATCTTTTCTACCTTACTGTTGCCAAATCGGGCATTGAACTCAACCCAAACCTCATAAGTTTTTTCGTCTTTTTTAATATCATAAAAATCATAAAACCCAACATCGCCATGATGGTGGACCTTTTCAAAGTAAGGCTCTTCTCTTTTAAAATAACCAATTCTATTTAAGAGACCTTTGGCTTTCTTGTCGCCTTCGATCCACTCGGTCTTAGCAAACTTTTCGATAAAAAGCTCGCCGTTATCGATCTTGTAGACTGCCATTGCACACTCAAGGTCTTTTGATTGAAAGTAGCTATCTTTGTAATCAAATCCGAAATCAATCATCTCTTGGCTTAGAGGTAATTGGTCCTTAACGAAGATATCATCGTACATTCCCATAAGATTAGTTTTTTAAATTTATTGGTAGCTTAGGTTGTTTGGTATCGGCTGTCAAGCTTTCTTTGTCTTTTTTCTTGGAAAAGATGTTATCCCAGTTTTCAACATATTGCTGGTATTTAATTGAAAATGGTCTTGGTTTAGATCCTTTGCCATTCATATTTTAATGCTTTCCCATAGAGGTTTCCAGTCAATGTATGGATCTTTTTCTCCCTCTGATTGCATATGTAGGGCCAGACAATTAACGGGGACAATACCAAGAATTCCTCTTTTTGTCAATAGATGGTTTAAAGAAATATTTTCTAGTTCCTTTGGAACTTTGCCATCCGCAAATCTAATTATATTCAAAAATTTTTGCATTAAGTCATAATTATCTATAAACTGTTTATGACCTGTCAAAAAAGAGCAACTCATGTCGTAGTATTGAATCCAATAGCCTTTTCTTCCTGTAAACACTGCTCTTGGAGTGCTTTTGTTTCTGTAAGAAACTTGCCATAACCAGCAATCATTCCAAGGACTAATGATAGCAGCACTATTCGTTTCTGTTTTAATTTTATTAAAAATATCTACACATTCCGTAACCGCTTCTGGAAAGAATAGGTAATCATCTTGAACTTGGTAAACAAGATCTTTTCCATTTTCAACTAGCCATTTATAGCAAGCTTCAATGCTATCAGCAATTCCAGTTTGATCTGTTAAGTGAGAGATTTCGATTTTTAAATTTGGTAATTCAAATTCTTTTTGACATTGCTGCAAAAAAGCGCACAACTCTTCAGTACAATGATCTTCTATCGCCATAATGTGGTGATTGGTTTCTGTTGGCCTTTCTTTCGCCAAATTCCAAACCGACTGAAAAAAAGACTTGGAGCATTTTTTGGAAATCTCCGTTCTATTATTGCTACAAAATCTTTTTTGATTTTGAAATGATTTTACATCACAAGTTTGAAGAGCATAATGGATGTTTAACATAAAAACTATAAATATCTTACAAAAAAAAGTTATGATGTCAATACATTTGGAAAAATGCGTGATGAAAACGTAACATAATTTTTAAGTGTAAATATATCACATGGCTTACGTTACATACGATAATATTCGCCCATTCCTCTCTAATCAAGATGAGCAGAGCTTGAATACGGGCATTTATAATGTTTTGTATGCAACAAATTTTGCCGCTTCAAATAGTACAGCTTTAACAAGAGTTAAAAGAATTGGGCAAGAGCTTGATTATTACATACAAACGGGACCAAAGACGGCTTCTGTTTCAATGACGGTGATTCCTGTTACTGGAAGTAGCGTTAACCAATTAACAGGCTTTTTAGCTTTAACTGGAAATTCAACTAGCGGCTGTTATATCCAAGTTCCCGATTATCGTTTTGACAAATGTTTCTTAAAAAGCTTTTCCGTTTCTTTTGAGCCTTGGAAAGTAGCAACGGCAAATCTTCAGTTCGATTCTTATGGTCTAGCAACAGGCTCAGGAATTAATGTTTACACCTCTCAAGAAGCTCAGACAGGCATTATTTCTCCATTAAGAGGAATGGCTATTGCTTTTACAACCACAAACTTTACCCAAACTATTTCTGAGTACGAAAGTTTAAGTTTTTCAGTAGAAGTAGAGCGCCGCCCAAATTTTGAGATCGGAAATGCTTATCCAACACAAACAAGCGTAGCAAAAATAACAAAATCGCTTCAATTGGAAGGTATATCTAATATGGATTGGCTTTCTGATTATCAGCCAAACACCAGCGGCACTTTGACGGTAACTATGGCTGACGGTAATACAATTTCTTTAGCAGGAGTGTTAAGCGAACAGAACATTTCTATCGATGCGAACGGAGTAGCAAAAGGAGGGCTACGGATTGTAGAAGAGATGGTTTAATTTATGGCAAAAAAGCCCAAGAAAACAAAACAGACATCTTCGGAAGTCATTATTCCGCAGATGAAAACGGAAATCAAATTCAAAGAAAGAAAATTTAAATTTACCGAAAAACAACAAGATCTGTTAAAAATACTGCTGGAAGAGCAAACTAAAATAGTTTTTATTGCTGGTCCAGCAGGAACATCAAAAACTTTTATGGCCGTTTATGCGGCCTTAAACCTAATCAACCACAATGAAAAAGATATCGTATATATTAGAACTATCGCAGAAAGCGCTGACAAATCTATTGGATCGCTGCCGGGCTCTGTGGCAGAAAAGTTCCAGCCGTATCTACTCCCTCTGGAAGACAAAGTTCAAGAAATAATTGATCCTGTTGACGCTAATAGGTTAAGAGACGAGGGCAGAATTTCTGCTACTCCAATTAACTTTTTGCGTGGCAGCACGTTAAGCGACAAGATTATAATCGCAGATGAGGTCCAGAACTTCAGCGCTAAAGAGATCACTACCCTTATTACCAGAATTGGCGAGGGGTCAAAGATATTTCTATGCGGAGACTTTATGCAGCCAGATATCAAAACCCAAAACGGATTTCTCGACTTTTATAATCTATTTTCAGACGAAGATTCGCAAAAGAATGGAATTTACACTTTTGAGTTCACAGAAGAGGACATTAAAAGAAGCGCAATCTTGAAATTTATTATCAAGAAAATCAACTCAAAAGGTGTAAAGACAGGTAGATAAAGATGAAAATGGAGCGCGTCAATATCTGGGCCAATGCAATAAAGGTTTTTGGTGGGATCTTGATCGCTTCTGTTTTATTTTATCTGAACGCTACTTACGTAAAAAAAGAAGACTTTTTGCCAGTTGCTAGAGAAATTAAAGTGCAGGCCGAGCAAATGGCTTACGTAAATAATGAGGTAAAAAGCATTTCAAGGCGTTTATCTAAGATCGTTGACGATGACGGAGCCCCAGTTAATACTGATAAGATGGTTGAAATACAAAGAGATATAACTAAAATATTAACAAAGCTGGAAAATCTCAACGACAAAGTCAACGACTTAGATAAAAAGAAATAAAATGGCCTTAATGTTCTGTAGTAATTGCGGAAGCAAACACGAATATGCTGGGTTTGCCCCAAACTTCTGCTCCAAATGCGGAAGCCCAATGGGGGGTAAAGTTTCGCAAAGCGTCGCAAAAAAGCAGCCTCAAGCTAGAGCGGTAGAAACAGAACAAGATGAAGATGACGAGCATTCCAATGTTGAGGAGGTTCCTCAGTTGGACAAGCTTGATCTGGAAGTAGAAATTGAAGGAAGTTTTAGGGCTTTTAATCTAGAAGACTTGACTCGCAACCCTCAGAATGCCTCAGTCAAGAAATTTGCGTCTAAAAGAGTAAGTGGGATAGAAAGCTTGTCACCCACTAAATATGGAAAAACGAAAACTGAGGCGCAAGATTAGATACGAAGACAAGCAAGACGTAATAGATAGAATAATCGAAAAGCACAGGTACATCTGGCAATTAAAAGCAATTGCTTGGATGGATTATGATGATGTCGCTCAGATTATTCGCTTCCATATTTCCAAGAAATGGAAGATGTGGAAACAGGACCGCCCGCTTGAGCCTTGGATCTCAAGAATAACGGTCAATCAGATCAAGAATTTATTGCGGAATAATTATTCGAATTATGTGCGCCCTTGTTTGGCGTGCAAGTATAATCAAGGTAATGAACCACCAGCTTGCTCGATAACTCCTAGCGGCCTCCAGTGCTCGGAATGTCCACTGTATTCAAAATGGGAAAAGACAAAGAAGAGCGCCTATGATGTAAAACTCGCCGTCTCTACAGAAAACCATTCCGAAACAGTTCAGGGCATGCGAGATTTGAACTTTGATGTTCTTGGTAGCGCACAAAAGTTGCACGAAGAAATGAAGCATCGTTTAGCGCCTAAGCAATATAAAGTGTATTCTAGATTATACATCGATGGTGCTGATGAGGAAAAAGTCGCGGCAGAGATGGGTTACAAAACAAACGAAAAGGGTAAAAAGGCAGGATATAAACAAATCAAAAATCTTAAAAAACTATTTCGCTCAGTAGCGATTAAGATATTACAAAGCGAGGATATTTTAGGTGGCTACCAATAAAAATCAAATAACATTTACTGAGGAAGAGGGTCAGAGAATCAAGGAACTTGCCCAGCAATTCCCTGATTTAAATACTATTACGCGCAAATTCTTTAATGATGAAACGTTGGATGGGAGAACAAAGCAAGGCGTTGCTATTAGATCGTTTTTGGGCTCAAATAAAATTGAATATAAGACGTCTAAATATGAAAAAGTTGGAGACTTGCCTCTTACCAAGCAGCAACAGGAGTTTATAGAAGATCAAGCTAGGGACGGAATATCTTCACTGAAAATTGCAGAACTTCTTTACCCCGGAAAGTCAATTGCGGCAATGGGGTCTGAACACAGAACGGTTAGCAACTATATTAAAATCTCTGGCTGCGAAAACAACTCCGAGTCAGATAATGCGGCTTTTGTAAGATATCAAGTCCCTCGTTCAGCAGAGCGTATCATCAATAAGATTAATGATGCGACTGGCGAGAAGCTAGACAAGGAACGGCTTACAAGGCATCACAAAGTCTGCATGGATAAGCTATCCATCAACTTGGGCAATTCTAGATTTCAAAAGATTATAAACTGCTACACTTCTCACGAAGATCGCAATATTTTTGAGCAAGAGTTTATTAGAATGACTTGGGATAAGCCAGATCTCACCGCTGACGAGGTCAACTTGTATATGAACGTTTGTAAAGAAATTATTAATCTTGAAACTACGTCGAGACACTTGGACAAGCTAAACAAAATGTTTGAGGAGACTCAGGAACAGAATGAAATGAGTATTCGTTTAGCCGAAATCATCAAAGCCAAAAGCAGCGAGTATCACCAGTGCGAAGGGCGTGTAGAGAGCTTAATCAAAAAGCTGCAAGGCGACAGGCGCGAAAGAATCTCCTCAAGACAAAAAGAAAACGCATCAATCCTTTCTATTGTTCAGTTGTTTCAAGACGAGGAAGAGCGAGCCAACATGATTAAAATTGCCGAAATGCAAAAGTCGCTGGTTATGGATGAGGCGCAAAAGATGGAATCTATGGTGGAATGGAAAGCTCGCATCATGGGAATATCATTAAATGATGCAGTCTAAGTGTCTAGAATGCAATAACATCTTCCAAAGCGAAAGGGCTTTGCACACCCATATCAAGAAGCATAAGTTCTCGCTTGGAGACTATTACAGAAAGCATCACCCTAAGAAAAATCTTTTAACTGGGACTCTTTTGGCCTTCAAAGACAAGGAGTCTTATTTTGATAAAGACTTTGATAATAGAGAGCAGCTTTTAAGGTGGTGCGAAATAGAATCGCCAGAAGTTGTTAAAGAGTATATTAAAAAAATGCTTGCGAACAGAGTTAAGAACAAAGAATTAAACTACGCTCCGTTTCATTTGGAGCTTGAGACCAGCGACATGCCTTCGATTGATATATACAAGAAGCACTTTGGTTCCTATTCTAAAGTTTGCGATGAGATTGGAGTAAATCCAATGTTCAGAAGAAGTTTGCCCAAAAAATTCTATGAAGATTTTTCTGAGGTTAACATTTTTGTGGACACAAGAGAACAGCAGCCTTTAGAGTTTAAAAACCAAAGGAATGTTAAGTTAGACTTTGGAGATTATACGGCAAGCGGAGCACACTATACAAAAACTTTTGTAGACCGAAAGTCTGAGTCTGATTTTAAAGGCACTCTTGTTGGAGAAAACTTGGAAAGATTTAGACGCGAAATACAAAGATGCAAACAGATGGAGTCTTATTTGTATGTCGTCGTCGAGTCTTCGCTTGAGCGAATAAAAAACAACAACGACTTTACTCCTCATAAGGCAAATCTTAAATTTATTTATCATAATATGAGATTACTGCAACATGAGTTTGCGGGCTATTGCCAATTTGTATTTTCTGGCAACAGAACAAATAGCGAAATTTTAATTCCTAAATTAGTTGCAATGGGCAGCGTTCTTTGGGATGTGGACATTCAATACTTTTTAGACAAGGATTCATCATGGCTTGGACAGAAGGAAACCAAAAAAGAAAAGCACAGTTTCGTAACGTAAACGAAGAAATCCTGTCAAAAAAAGGATTCTTGGAAGAAAGAGATGCTAAAATTCTTCTCTATAAGTTTCTTCGCGCCAATATTTCGTTCTCTTCAGAAATGATTTGTGGGGTTAAGCTTTTCCCGTTTCAGCATTTGGCTATTAAGACGATGTTTGAAACAGACTATTCTATGATGGTGTGGAGTCGTGGGCTATCCAAGAGCTTTACTTGCGCTGTCTTTGCGTCGCTTGACGCAATACTAAACCAAGGTGTTCACGTTGGTATTGTAAGTAAGACGTTCCGTCAGGCGAAAATGATTTTCAAAAAAATCGAAGAAATTGCGGAAAAGCCACAAGCGGTATTTTTGAAGCAGTGTATCACTAAAGTCACAAAAAGCTCAGATGAATGGACGATGGAGATAGGCAGAAGCAAAATTACGTGTTTGCCTCTTGGCGACGGTGAAAAGCTTCGCGGTTTTCGCTTTCACAGAATGATGATCGACGAATTCTTGCTGATGCCAGAAAGAATTTTTAATGAAGTTATTATTCCGTTCTTGTCTGTTGTGCAGAACCCAACAGAAAGAAAACAAGTTTACGATTTGGAGACTGAGCTAATTAAAAGAGGTGAGATGACAGAGCAAGATAGATTCAAATGGCCGAATAATAAAATTATTGTTTTGTCGTCTGCATCCTATCAGTTTGAATACATGTACAAGCTTTACAAGCAGTACGAAAATTTGATAGAGACTCCAGAAAAAGATGGCAAAGGCGGGGCAACAAGGGCGATCCTGCATTTTTCGTATGATATCGCGCCTCACGGACTATACGACGAAAGTTTGTTGACGCAAGCGAAGTCAACGATGTCGGAATCGCAATTCAAGCGCGAGTTTGGCTCTCAATTCGTAGATGATTCTTCTGGTTACTTCAAACTTAGCAAAATGCACGAATGCACAATCAAAGCTGGCGAAGGGCAGTGCATCGAATTAGCTGGAGAAAAAAGCGCTGAATATATTTTAAGCTTCGACCCATCTTGGGCAGAAACAGATTCTTCCGACGACTTCGCAATGAATCTGATCAAGCTAGATAAAGGCAGCAGAAGGGGAATTCTTGTTCATAACTATGCAGTTTCAGGAACTAATTTAAGAAAACATATAGAATATCTGCATTATCTTTTAACTAACTTCAATGTTGTTGCAATGTGTGGTGACTATAACGGTGGACTGCAATTTATAAACGCTGCTAATGAGAGCGATTTATTCAAAGAAGCAAAACTTAACGTAAAAATCTTTGAAGGCGATTTTGATTCGCCGGAAACTTATCAAGACGAGATGCGAAAAGCTAGAAACTCTTATAACAGGAGCACAAATAAAATTTGTTATTTACGAGTTCCTACAAGCGGCTGGATAAGATACGCTAACGAACTCCTTCAGTCTAATTTTGACCATAGAAAGATCCTGTTCGCCGCAGAGGCTATCGATAATGACTTTACTGCTCAGAAATCTAAATCCATACCAATTAAAAATTTAAAATTTTTCAGAGATCAAGAGGAAGGGCAAGGAGTAGAAGCTAAAATGGTAGATTTTGTAGATCATCAAGCTGATCTTATTGAGCTTGTGAAGGCGCAATGCTCTTTGATTATGCCAACAACGACTGCCAATGGACACCAAAGCTTTGATTTGCCAGTAGAGCTTAAAAAACAAAATGGCGCAGAGAAAACAAGAAAAGACTCTTACTCTTGCCTAGTTTTAGGCAATTGGATGACAAAAATATATCTTGATATGATGGAAGCCAAGGTTGAATCTGTTCAAAGTACTTTCACTCCATTTTTCGCTCGGTAAAAAAGTACTTTTAAGTTACTTTTGATACTTTTGGTGTAATCTTTAATATAAAAGATGCCGCGCCAATATAATAAAAAATCTGATTATTGGAACAGAAAGAAGGATTCAGCCCCAATTCAGTTTTCCAATGCCACCGCAGAGCCAAAACTTATTGGCGAGCCATTTTACAAAGAGATTTCTCAAGCCTCAAGAGCTAGTTCTGGTGGCGGCACCAACACAAGAGTTCCAAGAAATGGCACTGATGTTTTAGCTGGCAGATACACTGTTCTTAGCCAAGGACTCTTGCCTTTTGATTATTCAAAAGACGGCATTGACGTAAGAGATGCCATTATGCTGTGCCAGAAGGCATACGCTAATGTCGCTATTGTCAGAAATACAATCGATATCCAAACAGAGTTTGCCAATACTGATATTTATTTAGAAGGCGGCACTGAAAGAAGCAGAGAGTTCTTCTACAAATGGTTTGAAAAGATCAAGCTTTGGAAACTGAAAGATCAATACTTCCGCGAGTATTACAGAAGCGGTAATATTTTTTATTACAGAATCGACGGCAAGTTTAATGCGGAAGATTTCAAGCTTCTTTCTGGTTTCAGCGAGAATGGAATCAAGAATAACAAGGTTCCTCTCCGCTATATCTTGCTTAATCCTTATGAGATCGTAACCACCATCTCTAGCTCTTTCGCGGATGCCGTCTACGAGAAAATTCTTTCCGAATACGAATTAGAAAGACTAAAGAATCCAAAAGATGATGCGGACGTTGAACTTCTTAATGGTCTTGATCCAGATACTAGAGAAAAAATTAAGAACAAGCAATACTTTAGAGACGGGTTGAAGATTAAATTAGATCCAAAGTTTTTAACTTATTCTTTTTACAAGAAACAGGATTATGAGCCTTTTGCTATCCCGTTTTGCTATCCAGTTTTGGAAGACGTAAATGCCAAAATCGAATTAAAAAGAATTGATCAAGCTATTGCGCGCACTGTGGAGAATGTTATTCTGCTTATTACAATGGGCGCGGACCCAGACAAGGGCGGAATCAATCCCGCCAACATGACCGCCATGCAAAACCTTTTCATGAATGAAAGTGTTGGGCGCGTTCTTGTTTCTGACTATACTACAAGAGCAGAATTTGTTATTCCTGATCTTAAGAAAGTTGTCGGAGAGGAAAAATATAAAGTATTAGATCGAGATATCAAAGAAGGCTTGATGAATGTTATGCTTGGAGAGGAAAAGTACAACGGAGCAAATGCGAAAATCAGCTTCTTCATGGAGAGGCTCAAAGAATCTCGCAATGCATTCTTAAATGATATTCTTCAGCCAGAGATAGTAAGGATCTCTAAAGATCTTGGCTTTCGCGCATATCCAACAGCAAAGTTTACTGAGATTGACCTTAAGAATGAAACAGAATACATGAGAACGATCAGCAGAATGATCGAAATCGGAGTTCTGTCTCCAGAACAAGGCATCGAATCTATTAGAACTGGCAAGCTTCCGAGCGCGGACGAACTCGCGCCTGCGCAGGACGCTCTTTTCGAGCAGCGCAAAAAGGGTCATTATAATCCAATCGTTGGCGGCATTCCAGTTATCGAGGAGTTTGTCGGTGCTCCAACAGGCGCCCCTACAAATTCAACCGCTGGGAGACCAGCGGTCGCCAAAGCTTCAAGAAAAGACATTCAGTCTACAGTGTACGAAATTGATACATTCATGAAGTCCGCAGTATCTTTTGCGGCAGAAAGATTCAAAGTAGAAAAACTAAATGACCAACAGAACGAAAGCGTAACTCAGCTATGCAAGAAGATCGTTGCATCGAGCAATAGAAAAGATTGGGTCTTTAATTTGCAGAAATGTTTTAATGACATGGATCATATTGAAAAGCTTTCGCCCATGCAAGAAATCTTGGACACTGCGGAAGAATATGCGCTAGAAGAATATTCTGCGGCTATTTTCTACCATTCTGCTGTAAAGTAACTTATGGCCTATAAGTACAAAACGACTTTAGACTTGACATCTTTTGCTTGTTACCCATTTGGGCACGAAAAATTTCAAGTTTCCAAAGCGTCTCTAGACGAGCTTAAGAAGCTTTCTCCCAAAATCGATTTTGAGGAAAATCCCGACTTACTCGGCGTCTCATTTAATTTGGCTGTTCCCAACATGATTAATTCTAATGGGGATGGCATCTCTGGGGCCACAGCTTCAAAGATTGCAAAGCGCTTTCTTAACAAATATCTTAACATAGAGCACAACAAAGAGCGAGTTGTTGGTCATATCACTAATGTCTCATTTAATAAAATGGGCACTAATGAATTTATGACAGAAACAGAAGCGGGCCAAACACTCGATCCGTTTTATCTTTCTGTTGCTGGCGTTGTTTACAAGACTGTTGATAAAAAATTTGCAGAACTAATGCTTAGAAACTCTGACCCCAAAGACACTTTTCACAATTCTATTTCAGCAAGCTGGGAAATTGGATTTAGCAAATACTTTTTAGCTGTCGGAAGCTCTTACTTAAAAGAGGCTGATATTATCACTGATCCAGAAAAGATCAATGAATACATGCCATATTTAAAATCAAAAGGGGGCTCCGGTAAGATGAAAGACGGAACTCCTATTCACAGATTAATCGTTGGCGATATTTATCCACTCGGTGGCGGATTCACGACAAATCCAGCAGCGCAAGTTAATGGCGTTGTTGCATTTGACCAAACTCCTATGATCTCGATTGAAGACGAAAAAGAGGAGAAAAACGACGAAGAAAACGAAGAAACTCTTAATGCGAAATGCTTTGAGGAAGTTCAAGCTTTTATATCGAATAAAAAATCAAATTCCATTTTAGATATAAAAAATGTAAAAACTATAAACCATATGGA